TCTGTAGCTATAACTTTTACAGTTCCAGATCTTTTATCGAAAGTCTTTTTTCCTTTTAACTGCTCTTTATCTTTAGCAGTCGTTTTAATTTGTTTTTTTTCTGGCATAATGCGTATTTTTTTACCCAAAAAGCCCCCCATACGTCAATAGGGGGGCGTTAAGGATTGTAATTAACTATTATACGTTAATTGCAGCTTTGTCAGTAGCGAAAACCCCTTTTACAAAAGCAGGTCTTTGATTAGTTTTAACTAATACTAAACCTCTCCACTCCGCTAAGATGGTTACTAAGTTTTTAGTGAAGTCGTCCATCTCTCTGCCTACTTCGATAGATAAAGACCCTTTATCGTAAACTTTTGCCATCTTAAAGTCTCCGATTAAATACTCTCCAGCTGGAACCAAAGTAGTAGGTACTAATTGTACTCCGTCTAGTGATAACTGACCAGCTATAATCTCGAGTCTATCAATATAATCTCTATCTGTAGTAGATCTTTTAATCAACTTTAAAGCTGTAATCGTAGAAGGATGTACGAAAGCATGAGTTGCATTTCCTAACTCAGCTAATTGTATTTGCTCCATAGCTACAGTTAATACGTCTGCATCGTTAGCGTTATCTACCGTATTAGCATGAGTCCCGGGTACAAAAGCTGTAGCAACAGTAAAGATCCCGTTTAAATTCTCTCCAGTTCCGTCTCCGCTAAATATTTGACTTTCGACAACTTTTAAAAGTTCTCTAATCAATTCATTTCTTATCTCCCCTTCTATGAAAGAAACATCTTCTAACATTTCTTCTGAAACTTTGATATAAGCTGTAATTTTCTTAACTCTTTCAGAATCTACAACTAAATCAAAGTCTATTTGATTTTTTAAAGCTCCCTCTGCAGTAGTTCCTGCCGCTCCGTCTTTATTAACTTGAGATACCCAAGAAATAATATTTGATTCCGCAGTTCCTCTCGATACGATGTCTAAAAGACGTATTTGTCTTGAAGCGATAGTATCTAAACCAGCTAAACGTTGCTCTACTGGTACATTACCTCCAGAAACGTTAGTAGAAAGTAACATAGTATCTGCAGCTTTAATAACTACACGATCTCTATTAGTCTTAGACTTCATTTTAGCTAAAGTCTCTTTATTCTTCTCTAGCTCCGTTTTAAGGTTATATATAGTAACCTCCTGATTTTCTTTCTCTTTTTTAGTTAACCTTTTAATAGTTAATCCCATTTCGTCTAAACGAGCGTTAAGCTGTTTTAACTGCATATCCTTAGCTTTAGAAATTTCTTCTTTAAGCTCTGCGATAGCCGTTTTATTAGCATCTTCGTTCTTAGCAATTAAAGTCTCTAAGTCGTCTTGCTTCTTTTTGTTATACTCGTTATATAACCCTGCCATTTCTTCTGCACTTTTTTTAGCAAACTCCTCTTTCGAGATGCTTTTACTTTCTAAAAATTCATTAAAATTTTTCATTTTATTTTTTATTTTAAATTAAATTAATGTAAAAATCCCTAGAGTCAAACGGCTTGTCTAAAAAAGTGTCTCTCAACGGCTCTTTATTTCTAAGTGTTTCTATTAGTTCATTATACTTCGTGTGGCATACACGTAAATTCATTTCAATATTATATAATCTTTCATCTGTTCCTCCGCTTTTAAGAGCGTTTGTTAGCGTTTCGGCTTTCTTGTTTAATTTATCTAAAAAATCAATTGTATTGCCTTTTGACACTTGAAAAACAGGTGTTTCAGAATTTGCACCAAAAGTTACGGCAGAACCTTCCCATAAATCAACCTCTTTTATTAATCTTGTTCCATTTGGTAATTTTTCAGACTTACCCTCTACTAAAGAAAAACCTATTGAATGTTCTGTAATTATACCGTCTTGATAATCAAGAAAAGCGTCATTTCCTTTTGTTGAACGACCTAACTCTCCAATAGCTATAAGATATTCGGAAGTCTCCTCTAAAGATATAAATTTACCTATTTCGTGTTCGAAATCGTGGTATCTCAAAAACTTTATTTTTCTTAAAGAACTACTATTATACCCACGCTCTTTTATAGATTTACTGAAAGCCCCTTTTTGAATAATATCGTTATCAGAATCAACATTGCCAAACTTAGAAAGTGCTACTTTAACCCTCCTACCGACGGTATCTATGTCTTTTACCGAAAGAGCTATATTTTTACTATTAAACTTCTTCATTATTACTAAAATTTTTTAAAATAGCGTTAGCTTTATCTTCGCTCATTTTATAGTCATCTATAAGTAAAGCTTTCTTACCTTCGATAGAGATATTCATGTTAATAATCGTGTTAATACCTTCCATTACGATTTTATCCTTTTCTGCTTCTTGCTTCTTATCCTTTTGTAAAGCTTCTACTGACGAAAAATCTTGTCTCATTCTAACGTTACCACCTTTATAGTGGTTATTAGCTATAAATCGAGTAAATTCTTGAGATATTTTTTCTGATAGAGGAATTATAGCATTTGTATACATAGCCTTCTCCGCCTCTAATCTATTATTAAAAGTTTTATTCGCTGGGTCGTTAAATAAAGAGCTGTCTAATCCAAAAACGTTACACATAGCTCTAAGAGTAATTACACCTTTTTGAACTAACTGTAGATCTGTAGAACTCATCCCCATTTGTATATATTGTAGATCTTTATTTGTAACTCTAATCTTACCGAATTTAGAAGTTCCCGAGCTTTCTCTATCGAATTTATCTTGTACTGCTTTAGCTTCATCTGGAGTCATAGGTCTTTCAGACTTATCCGAAATTATACCTGCGATCCCCCTATTTTTTAATAGATGAGCGTCTGCATCCCATTTGTCATTACCTACTTGAATAACTCTATAAGCCACTTCAAAAGCACTTAACCCGTACATAGACTGTTCTACATTTGTGAATGAAGGATTAAAAAGCCTTAAATGCGATAGTTCTTCGTTATCTAAAATCTCGTTCGTCTTGCCTAAACAAAACTCATACTTAGTGTTAGGTAAAAAGAAGTTATCGTTGCATTTAATTTTAACGTGGGTACTTGGTAAAACGTCTAATTCTTTTCTTATCCCCTCTAACTCTTCTGCGTGTAAATATCCGTTACCGTTACAAAGTAGAAAAGTTAGGTACATCTCTTGTATATCTTGCCAAGAGTATTTTTTAAACTTATTCGGGTTTTCTATTAATTGCTGTATTGTACTATTTTCGAATATCTCCCATCCGTTATCTGTTTTCTTTTCTATAACCCAAGGGATCGACTTAGTTACATCGACTATTTTTTTTACTACTGCGTAAGCGTCTACATTTCTTTTGTAACCATGAATAAGTAAATCTTGACCGTAAAAATCTTTATTTTTAAATGGGACGAACTCGTTGGTATGAAAATCATAACTACCTATTAAATCGTTTCTATCCGAAAGTTTAAAAAATCTATTAAAAAATCCCATTTAAAAATTGAATTATACAAATATAATAAAATTATCCAAAAAAAGCTTCTTGTTTGTAATGAAATTCATTATAACCGTAAAAAATAGCGTCTATACTATGATTATTTTGATCTTTAGGTGTGTCTGAACGCTTATCACTCCAAACCCAAAGATTAAATTCACGCTTTACGTTATGACTTCTAGGTGTAACTATAAACGTGTAAGATCGAGTATTTTTAATTCTATCTTTAATCTTATCTTTATAACAGTTAACAGCGTTATATCCAGCGTCTTGAAGGTTTAAAATACTTCTTTTCTCTCCGTAATCTGCTAAAATAAGTTCGTCTTTAGTAGCGAATTTACTTATAGATTTAATTAAATCTTCTGAACTACTCCCGTTTTCGTAAAGCATTTCATCTACATAGATCTTTTTACGTTTTTTGTCTACCGCAACCTTAACCATAGCGTCTGGGTCTTCTACACCGAAATCTAAGCCGTAAACGTAAGGTAGGGTATCGTCAAACTCTCCTTCCTCCCAGTTCGTTATGATAACTCCTTCAGCCTTTTCTAACCAACCCCCTATGTAATTATGATAGTACCAACTATTCTGCTTAACTTCTTGCTTTCTAGTCTCTTTATCTTCCTTACTTGCTAACTTATATACTTTCTCCTTAGCTGAATTAGCTTTATCTAAGAAAGATTCGTTAAGATATCCGTTCTTTTCTGCTATCCTATAAGTAGTATGAATATGCTCTACTTTAGGATCGTTAGAAACCGTTACTTTAAATCCTTCTACGTCTATCTGTTTACTATTATTCTCTATAAAACGCTTATAAATAAAATGCTCTCTAGTTGATGGGTTTTGAATCCAAATAACCCTATTCTGTATTTCAGGTTCCCTGATAGAATCATCTATTGTGTCAAAGGCTTTTTCGTCTGTAAAATCTTCTCCCTCTTCTATAACCCAAGTAGTTATTCCAGAAATAGATTTAAGATTTGCTGTTTGATCTCCCGAACTCGTTTTTATACCTGAAAATAAAATAAAACTACCTGTCAATAGATTTATAGCCTTATTCTTAGTAACGTGAAACATTCCAACCATTCCGTTACGGTCTAAGGTTTTCTTAAATTCTGGTATAATTGACGTTTCTGCTGACTTCATAGTATATCTAGTAAACAATATACCATGCCCTTTCTCGAATGTCAACCTAGATATAAAATCGTGAGTAGTAGATGATTTTAAAGACCCTCTACCTCCAGTTAGTAAGAAATATCTCTTATTTGAAGTATAGAGGGGTTTAAATATGTTATTTATTTTACCCATTCAATAGGCTTAATGCTTTCTATACTTATAGAACTTTCCACTTGTTCTTTAGGTTTACCAAGAAGGTGTTCCGCCGTGAATTGTTGACCTCTAGGTGTGGGTATAAATTCTTTTAAAAACTCTACTGTTGCTTCTTCATCATCATTGGTTGAATATAAGCTTTTAAGAGCTTTTTTCAATAAAAGTTTAGCTTTATCTTCGTCGGCTTTAGATTTTCTTCCTTGACCTCTACTCTCCCCTTTTTTAGCTCCATTATTTTTTCTTCCATCTACTTTTTTCATAATTAAAAAAGGATTATTTATTTAAATAATAAATCAAATACAAAGATATAAAAAAAAATTAACTTTTAACTATATTTTTCATAGTTTCTTTAAAAGGGTTATTTGGTATGTTTTCGACAAGTGTTTTCATTTCGTTTGCTATTTCTCTTATCTCCTTTTGAGCGTGTTCTGAGTTTCTTAGTTTTAAGAAGTTAGCAAAAGATCTCATATTAAAAGAAACATCTGCTTGGATTTGAGAGTTATACATATTAAAAAATCTAGCAGACTCTTTTGCTCTCTTTCTACCTAATTGTTTTTCAGCATCTTTTAGGCACTCGTGGTATAATTCGTTGGTTATTATTGTTAAATTCAAGAGTACCTCTGCCCAGTTAACCCCATATTTGGTATTTTTTGAGCATTTTATGTTTTTTAAATCAACAGGGATATAAAA